TAGAGATGGGATTCTCTGCTTTTGCTGATGCACCAGCATCTTTCTCTGATTTTGTTTTAGCTCACGTATCTGCTAAAGTAGCTGATAGAATTGAAAAAAACATCTGGTCTGGAACTAACGCAACTAGCGGACAGTTTGATGGATTAGCTGTATTACTTGCTGCTGATGCTGCTTTACCAGCTGGACAAGAAATTGCTGCTGTTGCTGGTGGTGTTTTAGCTGCAAACGTAATCGCTGAAATGGGGAAAGTAGTTGATGCAATTCCTACTGCTGTTTACGGAAAAGAAGATTTACGTCTTTATGTTTCTTCTAATGTAGCTCGTGCTTACACTAGAGCTTTAGGTGGATTTGCTGCTGCTGGAGATAACGCTGGATACGATAGCAAAGGAACAAACCAAGTATTAGGAGGTTTATTCTTTGATGGTGTTCAGATTGTAGTATCAAAAGGAATGAGTGATAACACTATGATTGCTGCTGAAAAATCAAATCTTTTCTTTGGAACTGGATTATTATCAGACCAGAATGAAGTAAGAGTTATCGATATGGGAGATACTGATGGTTCTCAAAATATCCGAGTAATTATGAGATTTACTGCTGGTGTACAATATGCACAAGTAACTGATATCGTACTTTACGCTTAATAATTAATTAACTAATTTTAGAAAGGGGTGGGTTCTGCCTACCCTTTTTTATTTAAAAAAAAAATAAACTATGGCTTGTACTATAACTAATGGTCGTAAAGTGCCTTGTAAATCAGCAGTAGGTGGGATTAAAACTATCTATTTCGCTGACTTCGGAACTTTAGGAGACGCAACAATCGTAGCTGGAGAGATTACTGCTTTCGCTGGAACACCAACTTGGTTTCAGTTTGATGTAAAAGGTAATTCATCTCTAGAGACTGCGATTACTTCAAGTAGAGAAAATGGAACTACGTTCTATGACACTACATTGAGTATGACTTTAACTTTCCAAGATAAAGCAACACAAGAAGAATTAAAACTAATCGCTCACGCTCGACCACACGTATGTGTAGAGGATTACAACGGAAACTATTTCGTAGTAGGTCTTGAAAACGGAGGAGATGTGAACGGAGGAACAATTGTTACTGGAGCTGCAATGGGAGATTTAACTGGTTACACACTAACTGTTAACGCTCAAGAAACTGCACCACCTTATTTCGTAACACCTGCGGTAATTACTGCTGATGCTTCTGCATCTCAAATTGACCCAACTGCATAAGGATTGATTTAATTGTTTTAAAAGGGGGTTATCTTAACGGATAGCCCTTTTTTTATTTATATACTATACAAAATATTTTCTTTTTCTTTATATATTAATATGCAACTAATACAAACAAGCGGTAATAAAACTTTTAACATAATTCCTAGAGAATTTACTGTTGGGAATTTAACTGTTACTTTAACAAGTGAAAGCACTAACACACCAATAAGCGTAGTGAGTACTTCATTGATAAGTGGAAATTATTTACAGTTTGCATCGGTATTTGGAACTTTAGTAGAGGGTCAGTTTTATGTTTTAGATGTTAGTAATGGTTCTGAAGTAATTTATAAAGACAAAGTTTTTTGCACAGACCAGACAATAAATCAAACAGCAAACGACTATTACAGTATTAATAAAGACCAATATGTCAGCGAAGATAGTGCTAGTAACGAATATATTATAATATGAACGATTTAAGAATAGTTAATTTAAGTACTTACACGTCTCCAGAAATAATTGAGACTAGCAATAAGGAATGGGTTTCCTATGGAGCTAATAATGCTTACTTTCAGTATTTGATAGACCGCTATAATGGTAGCCCAACAAACAACGCTATAATTAACGGAATTAGTCAAATGATTTATGGACGTGGGTTAGATGCTTTAAATTCAAATAAAAAGCCAGACCAATACGCTCAAATGATATCTTTACTTAAAAAGGATATGGTAAGAAAGGTTTGTTATGACCTTAAACTTATGGGTCAATGTGCTATGCAAGTAATCTACTCTAAAGACAGAAAGACTATCGCACAAGTTGAACACATACCAGTAGAGAACTTAAGAGCTGAAAAGTGTAACGATAAAGGAGAGATTGAGGCTTACTACTATTCTGATAATTGGGAGAAAGTAAAAAACGTTGGTAGCACTTTAAGAATACCAGCTTATGGATATAGCAAAGAGAACATAGAGATAATGTATGTTAAACCTTACAGAGCTGGATATAAGTATTATTCAAGCCCAGATTATGCTGGTGGCTTACAGTATGCAGAATTGGAACAAGAGATATCTAACTATCACTTAAACAATATTCTTAATGGTTTAGCACCATCAATGTTAATTAACTTTAACAATGGAACACCAAACGCTGAAGAACGCCAAGCCTTAGAAAATCGTATTTATTCTAAATTTTCGGGAAGTAGCAATGCGGGCAAATTTATACTAGCATTTAATGACAACCCAGAGAGTGCAGCAACTATTGAGCCAATACAATTAAGTGAAGCACATTTACAGTATCAGTTCCTTTCAGATGAAAGCTCTAAGAAAGTAATGGTATCGCATAGAGTTGTATCTCCTATGCTTTTAGGTATTAAAGATAGCTCTGGCTTAGGAAACAATGCAGAGGAATTAGAAACAGCTAGTATCTTAATGGAGAATACTGTAATACAGCCCTTTCAGGCGCTTTTAATAGATGCTTTCGATACTATACTAGCTCACAACCAGATATCGCTTAAATTGTACTTTAAAACGCTTCAGCCTTTACAGTTTAAAGACTTAGAGAACGTTATGGATAGCGAAACAATGGAAGAAGAAACTGGAGTTAAGTTAAGCGAGCAACTTCCAGAAGATTTAGGTAATGAAATACTAAATAAATTAATAGATTTAGGAGAAAGCGAAGAAGATTTACTAGCTGAATATGACCTAGAACACGAGGCAGAGGTTGATTATGAGCTAGAAGACCAACTAGACGAAGTTATTACAGACCTAAATACTGATGATGATAACACAATATTGTCTAAAATATGGAATTTTGTTAGTACTGGTAAAGCAACACCATACAGAGAAAGCGAACAAGATGGCACAAGCAAACAAGATAGCCAAAAAGGGGTTGAATTTTTAGTAAGATACAAATATAACAGAAGGGTTAAAAGCTCTAAAACTGGTCAATCACGTAGTTTTTGTGATAAAATGATTTCTGCTAATAAGGTTTATCGTAAAGAAGATATTATAGCAATGGATAATATAGCGGTAAATGCTGGTTTTGGTGTTGGTGGTTCTGCAACTTACTCCATCTGGAAGTATAAAGGAGGTGCTAGATGTCAACACGCTTGGATTAGAAAGACTTTTTCTCGTAAAGGTGGTAAAGGGCTAGGAGAAGCAATAACAACAAGAGAGGCTAGGAGTAAAGGCTTTAAAGCACCAGTAAATGAGCAAGAAGTGCCAGTCGCACCAGCTAATATGCAATATGCTGGTTATACAGCTTCTTACTGGAATAAAATGGGATTTAAAAACTAAGATATGGCAACAGCATTATTTATAACAAGAGAAGACTTAGTAAGAAATTCTATCATTGACGGAAATGTGGATTACGATAAGATAATTCAGTTCGTTAAGGTCGCTCAAGAAATTGACATTCAAAATTTATTAGGCACAGATTTATACAACAAGATTAGTGCTGATATTATTTCTGGTGCTGGAGGTGGTGCTGGTTTAACTGGCAATTATTTAACTCTAGTAAATGATTTTGTACAGCCTACCTTGATTTGGTTTGCTCAGATGAATTATATTCCTTTCTCAGCCTACACTATTGCTAAAGGTGGGGTTTATAAGCATCAAGCTGAGAACTCGCAAACAGTAGATAAAAACGAAGTTGATTATTTAGTATCTAAAGCTAGAGAATATGCTAATTACTATTCAACTAGGTTGGTAGATTACTTATGTTTCAATAGTTCATTGTTTCCAGAATACACTAGCAATACAAACAACGATATAAGCCCAGATTCAGACACTACGTTTAACGGATGGGTTTTATGAAGTA